CCCTTACCCTTATAGTAGAACACATCAAATTCTGATGGATACACAAACAAGAACGTAGTACCATCTTTGTATTCTGGATGCATGTGGTACTTAAATTGGTAGATGATATTTAATACGTTTCTTGCTTCTTCTGCATCTCTTGGATAAAATTCATAGTTAATGTTGAATGTTCTAAAATCAACACCTTTAAATGTTTGTTCTTTCTTTGGGTTTACTGCTACCCCAGATCCTGCTTGCATAAATTCGCCACCAGGAACGCTTTGAAGTGCTAATGCTGCAGTGACTGTCGGATTAGCCATAGTTGCGCCAATACCAGCACCAATTGCTGCGCCACTAGCCACACTATTTCCCATTTTCTTTGCAATCACACCACCAGCAATACCACCAGCCATTGTTGCTAGGTTGGTCGCTTCAACTGCAGCTGTTTCAGTTAACATCTCTTTATCCTGCCAATTCATCCCATATCTAATTTGTAATTGGTTTGGCATATGTAAAGCGATGGCTGTTTTCAAACGCTTAACAGGTCTTGTAAATTTACCACTCTTTGGTAATACTTCTAGTCCAGCTACAGTATTTACGCCAGCGCCAAGAGCTGCGCCACCGAAGGTATTTTCACCAGCAAAACTACTTACCCCTGCACCTGTAATCGCACCTGTTGCTGCTGCCGTTATTCTAACTCTAGCAGTACTATATGCTGCGCCGACCAATTCACCACGATAACTTGGGGTAAAATCTTTCACAAAAGTGTCTTCTGGACCCTTACCCAACTTTGATTCCTCTAACACATTGATGTTAAACAGGATCATACTCTCTCCATACTCGGAGTAGTTTCCTACTAAGTCTAGTGGATAAGTAAGTTTATCTATATTGTACTTGCTGCCATCGGCAGAAGTAAATAGGGTTTCTGTCGGGTTTTCTTGATTTGCCATCTGGATTCTCTAACTAAATATGTTAAATAAGGTAAGCCTTCTATTATTTAGTTATGTTTCACAAGAGAAAATATAAACCATCGAATCCAGAAAAATATGATGGTGATCCAACCAATATCATTATGAGATCGAGCTGGGAAACCAGATTCGCCTCATGGTGCGATCGAAGCACGTCTATTATAAAGTGGTCTTCAGAGGAAACTGTTGTTCCTTATAGATCGCCCATTGATGACAAGGTTCATCGTTATTTCATAGATTTTAGGATTCAGACAAGAGATAAAACAGGGAAACTCTCAACCTATTTGGTTGAGATAAAACCCCATAACCAAACACAACCCCCAAAGTATCCTGGGAGACAAACTAAACGATATCTTACAGAATCTTCCACTTTTGTCATAAATCAAGCCAAGTGGAAAGCTGCTGATTCTTATGCCAAAGACAGAGGATGGCATTTTAAGATAATTACTGAATATGAACTTGGGCTGTCACAAACTAGATAAATATACAATATGGCTAAAAACGAATCATTCCAATCCCTGTTCGACAAGTTTAGAATGGACCCAAATATTGCGGGAAAATCTAAAACTTGGTACGAACAACAGGCATTGCTTTTATCTGGAAAGCAACGATTCCTCACACCTAACAAGGTTATGAACAATGAGGCTGATAGATTAAAAGGCAAAATTGCTCCAGGAAAACTGTTCATGTTTTTATATGACCCAAAGACAAAAGATAAGTTACCATACTACGACCTATTCCCACTGGTTTTTCCATATCAAAAAATTCCAGGTGGTTTCATGGGTTTAAACATGCATTATTTACCCTACCAATTGCGTGTTAGATTATTAGATCGTCTAATGATGTTTGCTTCTAATAGTAAATTAGATGAGACAACAAGAATAAGATATTCATGGGAAACAATCTCTGGACTATCTAAGTTTAATCTTGCAAAACCTTGTATAAAACACTACCTAGACAGTCACGTTAAATCTCAGTTTAAGTTTGTGCCAGCAAGCGACTGGTCAACTGCAATGATGTTACCTGTTGAAAGATTCGTTGGGGCTAAAAAAGAAACAGTCTGGGCAGACTCTATAAGGAAAACGAGATGACTACGTTAAACGAATTTATTGCAACAATAAAAGTGGCAGGACTGGCGAAGCCATCCAAGTTCGAAGTATCTATCGCAAAACCAACAGTTCTAAACGACACGCAATATCAAGAAGATATTAATTGGAGAACAATGATATTGTACTGCGAACAGGCAGCACTTCCAGGTCTTTCGTATACAACAACACAATCAAGAACATTCGGTGAATTTAGAGAGATCCCATATGAAAGAATTTTTGATCCACTTCAGTTGACATTTTATTGTGATAGAGATATGTGGATAAAAGGATTTTTTGATACGTGGGCGTCGAAAATTCAAAACACAAAGACAAGAACCTTCTCCTACTACAAAGATTATACAGTTGAAATGACTGTAGTTACATTAGACAGCTTAAACAATAGAACATATGGTGTCAAACTGTTTGAATGTTACCCAAAACAAATTAGCGCAGTACAGTTATCATATGAAGCCAAAGATGTAATGAGACTACAGGTGCAGATGCAATATAGGTATTATGAACCCCTACACTTCGGTAAAGCAGCAGAGGCGCAGAAACAATCAGCCATAGAAAAAACTCCTACTGTTGCAGCTCCTCAGGTTATTATACCACAGGTCGCTGCCTTTGTATCACCATCTTCACAAAGTCGTCAATCCTCTGAGTCAGAATATATTAGAGAGATGAGAGCAAGAGGGATAGATCCCTCTGATCCAGATGGCACAATACGATTAGGTCTGAGAGGAAATACAGTTTAATTATGAAAATGGATGATAAATTAAATGAAGTTTTTGACATTGAGAGCACAATGAAAACAGAAATTATAACACAAGATGGTGAAGTATTAAAACCATCTAATGAAAAAGTTGAAGATGATTATGCGTTAACGAGAGGCAACATTCAAGCACTACTCAAACAGGGTCACGAAGCCTTGGTAAGTGCCTTAGAAATTGCCAAACAATCTGAACACCCAAGAGCATTTGAGGTAGTTGGTAATTTAATGAAACAGTTGGTCGACGCAAACCAGCAACTGATGGATCTTCATAAACAGAAACAAAAACTAGATGATCCTGTAGAAAAAGAAAAGTCGAAACAGATAACCAACAATAACGCAATTTTTGTTGGAAGTACTACTGAGTTGAATAAGTTAATTAAGAATATGACTAAAGGAGATTAAGAACATGGCTTTACCTATTATACAGACACCGATATACACAATTAAAATTCCTTCGACACAAAAGGAAATTAAGATTAGACCCTTTCTTGTAAAAGAAGAAAAGGCATTATTGCTGGCGCAACAAAGCGCAGACATAAACATTATGGTTGACACATTGAGAGAAATCGTTTCTTCTTGTGTTAAAGAACCAATAGATGTTGATGCATTAGCAATCTTTGACTTAGAATTTATCTTCACACAGTTACGATCTAAATCTGTTGGCGAGTATGTCGATCTTCTATTTTACTGCGACACCTGCGATGACGAAAAGGCGAAGTCTCAACAACAAATAGACATTAGTAAAATTGAAGTGGATGGCGTAAAGGAACATACCCTAAAGGTTGACCTACACAATGGTCTTGGAATTATGATGAAGTACCCAAATATTAAGACTCTTATTGCTCTAGAGAGTTTGCGTGATGGTAATATCGAAGCAATTTTTGATGTGGTCGCTGACTGTATTGATTATGTGTATAATGATGACGAAGTGTTTCACGCAAAAGAACAAACTAAGCAAGAGATGACAGACTTTTTAAATAGTTTGACGCAACAACAGTTCAAGAAAATTGAAACCTTTTTTGATACGATGCCCAAACTAAAACACAGTGTGACATTTAAGTGCCCTGTTTGTGAAAAAGAAAACAATAGAACCTTGGAGGGTGTTGAAAGTTTTTTTTAATTAATCTCAGTCATGAGGATTTGGGAAACTTTTATAAAATGAACTTTTCTCTCATGCAATATCATAAGTATTCCTTGGCTGAGATTGAAAATATGATTCCATTTGAGAGAGACATATATGTTACGATGTTGCTTCAATACCTAGAAGAAGAAAAACAAAGATTAGCGAGTAAAAGATAAATGGCAAACCTAGCAAAAATTATTCCAATGAGTCAATATCGTGACTCATCAGGCACATCTCAAGTTGACCAACAGTCAAAAGAACTGGAAAAGAAGTCGCTTGATGTGAATGAGAAATTGGTTAAGACTAGTGAAAAACTATCGACCAATTTGGAAAAATTAGCATTAGCTGTTCGTGGTGGTGCCATTAAATCTAGTGGAGCAGGTGAAGTAAACTATAAACAAGGTGGTACGTTTGATCAACGATCAATAAAAGATCAATATAAAGATGGACTCCTAGGACGAAAGGGATCTGATGGAAAAAGAGACCCCTTCGATCAAGATTCGTTAAAGTATAAATTGGGGAGTGTGCGTGGTTTAGGTAAAACTATATTTGGAATGAAGGATGATAGTTTCTTTGGTAATCTTGCTGGCAGACGTGAAGACAAATTAAAACGTGCCGACACATTGATGAAGATGAATCCTCAGATGAAGAATTTAAAACAATTCGGTGGGGATGATGAGAAGGTAAGACAATACTACATTAAACAACACGAAGAAAAGTTTGCGCCTGCGCAGGCAAAAACACAAGCTGAAAAATATAAGATGGACTCGCTAATGGCCAGTGGCATAAGCGAAGAAGAATTAGGTAAATCAATTGGTGGTAAACGACAAAAGAAAGCATTAGAAACAGCCCAAGCTGAAGAATTGTCTGTAGACAAATTTAGAAAACAAGAAGTAAAGGGTGTTCTTGATGGAATGGCTGCATCAGTTGCTGGTCCAGCTGCAACACAATCGTCATC